ATTACTAGTATTTATAGGATTATTACTAGTATTTATAGGATTATTACTAGTATTTATAGGATTATTACTAGTATTTATAGGATTATTACTAGTATTTATAGGATTATTACTAGTATTTATAGGATTATTACTAGTATTTATAGGATTAGTTGCACTACTGGGATAATTATTTCGAAGTTCTTGAAATAGATTATTTAAATTTGTTCTATTTTCCGCTCTGGTTCTATTACGAGACATTTCATTATAAATTAATAAAGTGTTATCTATATTACCAGATAAAGTGGTTAGATGATTTCTAATATTTTGTAACTGGTTTTTAAGAAGTTCCGTTTCCATTATTGATTTATTATAATTATTTCTTAAATTATAATTAGTTAAAGAATAAATAATAGTATAATCTATATTTTAATGAATTTAGCAGACTTTAATGATAAGGGATTGAGTGGGATAGTAAATTTTGGTAATACTTGTTATATTAATTCGGCAATTCAATGTTTATCTAATATACCCATTTTAACCTATTATTTTAAAAGTAAAAGTTTTATTAAAGATTTAAAAAATGATAGCGATGAAAGAAATTTAGTAGTTCAATGGTATAAATTAATAGAAGGGTTGTGGTCGAGTAATTGTGTAATTTCCCCTCAAAGTTTCGTGAGAGTTGTAAAAATGCTGGCACTTAAACAGGGAGTTTATCTAAATTTTGTGGGAAATGGGCAAAATGATGTTCAAGAATTCTTAGTTTTTATGATAGATAGTATGCATAATGGTTTATGTAAAAAAGTAAATATGGTAATCACTGGAAATGTTGAAAATGATTTAGATAAATGTGCTTTAGAAGCAATGAAGAATTGGAAATTATTTTTCAAAGATAATTATTCTATCTTTGTAGATTTATTTTACTCGCAACTTTCTTCAACTATTTATAGTTTAGATGGTAAAAAATTATCTACAACTTACCAACCATGTTGTTTTTATACATTACCTATAAAATCTAATAGTAATAATTTATATGATTGTTTTGATAATTTCACAGAAAGAGAGAAATTGGAAGGTGATAATAAATGGTTGAACGAGGAAACAGGAAAATATATAGAGGTATATAAAAAAATTAATTTTTGGAAATTATCCAAAATTATTATAATAGTTTTAAATAGATTTGATAATAATATGGAAAAAATAACAAATCTAATTAAATTTCCATTTGAACTAGATTTATGTAAATATTGTGTAGGTTATAGAAAGAATACATTTAAATATGAATTAATTTCTGTGGCTAATCACGATGGTTCGTTAAAAGGTGGGCACTATTATTCATATGTTAATAATTCAAATGGTAAATGGTATTTATATAATGATACTAATGTAAGTCAAATGAAAAAAGAAGATGTTGTATCAAAAAGTGCGTATTGTTTATTTTACCAATTAAAATAAATTTTTTTATCAATTAAAATAAATTTTTTTACCAATTAAAATAAATTATATTAAAAAAATTATATCATAAATATATATAATGAAAAATAACTCTATGTTAAAGAATAATTCTATGTTAAAGAATAATTCTAATATTTCGTTTACTACTAAACATAGGAATCTTATTGTATTTGGTATTATTTTTGTTTTTTTAATTATAATAGGAGTTCTTATTTATATGAATTCTAATGATGAAGAATCTAAATTAAATTTATATATGCCTCCTATTTTTACCGAATTCCAAAATAATGAAAGTAATATGCATAAAAGTAATATACATAAAAGTAATATACATAAAAGTAATAATGGTATTAATAAATATATTGAGAATGACCCAGGAAATGTTAAATTGCTAAATAATATAAATAATAAAACTGTTTCTAATGAAATAAAAAGTAAAAAACAAGTTTATAATATATCAAATAATATTTTTAGTTATAAAGATGCTAAGGCAGCGTGTAAAGCGCACGGTAGCGATTTAGCAACATATCACCAAGTTTTAGATTCATATAAGAAAGGTTCGGAATGGTGTAATTATGGATGGTCTGAAGGGCAAATGGCACTTTATCCTACACAAAAAGATACGTGGGAAGAATTAGAAAAAGATCCGGATAGTTCAGGTACATGTGGCAATTGGGGTGTTAATGGAGGATATTTTGATAATCCAAATACATTATTTGGAGCAAATTGTTATGGGGAAAAACCTACACCTAAAGATAGAGAAAATGAGAAAAAACTAGCATTTACTAATAACCAAAAGATTATGTTAGATAAAATAAATATGTATAAAAACCAACTTAATGAAATGACTGTAATGCCTTTCAATAAGAATATATGGTCAGAAAAAGGTAAAAATAGTTTAAATTAACTTCTGCCTGATAAATATCTTGGTATATACAAACCAAGTAGACAACCAAAAATAATTCCTAAACTATTAACCCAAATAGGAGCATCTTCTACAGGATATAGAGTATTAAGAACTATAGAAATAGAAGTTCCCATAGTGGAACCTATGAAATCACTATAAGTATTACCGAATCCCGCTTTTGTTAAATTTCCGCCTGGAAGATATGGATCTAAATATTCCATACCATACCATAGACCGAAATTATCTATAAATCCAAAAATCATACCAAATGACATACCTATTAAAATCTGTTTAAATGAAACCTTTGAATTATTATTAATAAATTGTATAAATGTTAATTCAAATTCTTTTTTCTCTAATCTTTTTTTATTTACTACAATAAAAGCAATATATACGGAAATACCAATCATTATTATTGTTCCTAAAAGAAGAATAATTAAATTTTTATATTTTGGAAAGTTCATCATAGTATAAATAAACATTTTAATATTTAATTAAACCACTTATCATTAATTATTTATGTTCTAGTTCCGGCTCTTATAAATCCGCCTTGTTGTCTTTGTCTAGATTGCCTAGATTGACTTCTCTGTCTAGATTGACTTCTTTGTCTAGATTGACTTCTCTGTCTAGATTGACTTCTTTTTTGACTTCTCTGTCTAGATTGACTTCTCTGTCTAGATTGACTTCTTTGTCTAGATTGACTTCTTTTTTGACTTCTCTGTCTAGATTGACTTCTCTGTCTAGATTGACTTCTTTTTTGACTTCTTTGTCTAGATTGACTTCTTTGTCTAGATTGTCTAGATTGACTTCTCTGTCTAGATTGCTTGGATTGCCTAGATTGACTTCTCTGTCTAGATTGCTTGGATTGCTTGGATTGCTTGGATTGACTTCTTCTTTTTGGCATTGTTATAATATATAACAATATTTTATATTATATTAAATTGTTAAATTAATAAAATTTTTTAATATTCAAATTCGCTAAAATCTTCTTCAATTTCTTCAAAGTCATCTTCTATATGTGGAAAGTGGATATTATTTTCTATTAAATCTATAAAATTAGATTTCTGACAATTTAAATTACTATCTAAAATATTAAAATCGTGTTGCTTAAAGAATTCTTTCATTACATCAAAAAATTCCAAAAAAATAGATTCATATTTAAAAAAGAATACTTCATTAGGAAGTTCTTTTGTTTTATAAATATTTTTAACTATTTTTGATTTTTTGGAATGTTCGTATAAAAAGGCAATAAATTCATTTGCTAAAGTTGTATTAAGTTTTTTTAGATGTAACGAATCTATAAGTTCTAATAATTTATTGGAAAAATCATAAATTACTTCTCTATTACTTAATTTTTCTACTTTATAATTCATCCAATATTTAAAATTATTTAATTCGGTATTCATTTAATTATATATATTTAAAAAAATAACTAGATTTAATCTTACTAAGAATGATTGAAAAAATACTAATATATGGTTCGAATGGATGGATTGGTTCACAATTTAAGAAGTTCCTTCGAGAAAATACTAAATATATAATTATAGATGGTTTAGTTAGACTAGATAATATGGAAGAATTGGGGAAAGAAATTAAAGAAGTTTTACCAAGTCATATTATAGGATTTACTGGTAGAACCCATGGTAAAATAGGAGACAAAGTTTATAGTACTATAGATTATTTGGAAGAAGAAGGAAAATTGGTAGATAATATAAGAGATAATTTACAAGGTCCTTTAAATTTATCTATAATTTCTAAAAAAATGGGAATTCATTATACTTATTTGGGAACAGGTTGTATTTTTGAATATGATTTAGGGCATCCTTTTGGGAAGGAAGTTAATGGTTTTACTGAAGAGTGTAAACCGAATTTCTTTGGTTCAAGTTATTCAATAGTGAAAGGATTTACGGATAAATTACTTCATAATTTTGAAGAGAGTGTTTTAAACTTAAGAATACGGATGCCTATAACAGCAGATAATAATCCGAGGAATTTTATTAGTAAAATAACAAAATATAGTAAAATATGTTCTATACCTAATTCTATGACTGTATTACCGGATTTTTATCCTATCATTTTAGATTTAATGGAGAAAGACTTTAAAGGAACATTAAATTTAACTAATCCTGGATTAATTTCCCATAATGAAATGTTGGAAATGTATAAAGAAATTGTCGACAAAGATTTTACTTGGGAAAACTTTTCTATAGAAGAACAAGATACAATTTTGGCGAGTAAAAGGTCAAATAATTTTTTAGATACAAGTAAGTTGGAAGAAATGTATCCGGAAGTTTTAGGTATTAAAGATAGTGTTAGAAAAATACTATTAGAATATAGATAATATTATTTATAAGATAACGTATTACCTTTCAGTAGAAAGAATTTAATTTTACTCTATTTCTTTTAAATAAAATATTAATATAATATATGGCATCACTAGAAGATTTTTCAGCAGTTTTTACAACTGAAAATATGATTATGACGATTGGTTTAAATATAATAATCCGTTAGAAGTTAAATATGCTTATGATAATATAAGCAATCTAAAAAAAAATACAGAATTATTATTTTATATTATCTTCTCCGCAAGTTATTAATTTATTTAGAAAAATAACTGGTATAAATAATCTAAATTACGACGAATATTTACACGGTGCCGGTATACACGCTCATCCAAGAGATGGTAAATTGGCAATTCATTTGGATTATGAAAAACACCCAATTTCCGGAAAAGAGAGAAGATTAAATTTGATACTATATTTAAATAAAGAATGGAAAGAAGAATGGTTAGGTTCTACTGAATTATGGAATCAAGATGTAACAGAATGTATTTTTAAATCACCTATTAAATTTAATAGTTGTTTAATATTTAGAACGAATGACATATCATGGCACGGTTTGCCAGAACCTATACAATGCCCAGAAGGTGTTTTTAGAAAGTCACTGGCTTACTATTATATATCACCTCTTGAAAGTAAAGGAAGTATTAATAAAATAGGTGGTCAGGAAGATGGTTATAGGAAAAAAGCGACTTATACTTTGAGACCTCAAGATGAAAAAAGTGATTATTTATTAAGATTAATTAAAATTAGATCAGAAAGAAGATTAAATGATGATGATTTGACCTAATTTATTTATTAAAATGAACATTAAATTTAAAACTATAATATGAGTGAACATAAAATAATTAAAAATAATTCAGAAAATTTAATTATATGTTTTGGTGGTTTGTCATTAAAAATGGGTGGAATATTACCTTTTGAATTCTTAAATTACATATCAAAAACATATGAAAAAAATACAGATTTATATTTTTATATTGACAAAAATCAATGTTGGTATCATAAAGGAATTGATGGTATTACAAAAAATATAGATGAAACTGTTTTATATCTTAACAGTATAATAAAAAATTCAAATTATAAAAAAATATTATTTATGGGAGTATCTGCTGGTGGATATGCGAGTATATTATTTGGTTCATTATGTAATGTAAGTAGTGTTATAGCTTTCGTACCACAAACAAAACTAAATAATGTAATAGATAAAAAATATGGAGATTTGAAAATTATAGTTAATAATCAAACAGAATATATTTTAAACGGGGATGTAAACGTTAAAGACGAAAATAATAACCATCATATATCACAATGTAATTATTTAGATTGTTTCAAAAATGTTAAAATTATTGTTCATAAAGGATTAAATATGAAAAAATTAAGAGATAATGGGGAAATAAAAGAAAAAATAGATACTATTTTAATAAATTATTTGTAATTTTTTTGGATGAATATCCCACTAATTTTTGAAGTTATTTAAATGTTCATATGAAAATTTTAAAGGAAAATAACATATTAAAATTAGATCTAAAAGAATATTAAAGGAGTATGATTTGAAGGATAAATAAAAAATAATTTATAATATTATATAAATTATGGAAAAAATATTAGCTATTGTAACTGGACCAGAAAGAAATGGAACTACTTATCTATCAAAATTATTATGTAGCATACCTGATATTTATTGTGGTTTCGAAACTGGTTTATTATTAGATAATGATTTTAAAAAATGTGAACCATTTAATAAATGGATACATCATGGCAATGAACACTGGGGGTGTCCAAATTATATAGATTTTTATGATAAAAAATTAACCTTTGATGATAAATATAAATTATTATTTAATAATAAAGGCTCACACAATGAATTAAATATACATCAAAAACTCATAACAAAATCTAAATTTATTATAGATAAAACACCAGAATATATCAGAAATTTACAATTTGTTAGAAAAAATTCAAAAGAAGTTCCTATATTAATATCAATAAAATATTTAAAAGATTATTACATATCAATGTGTGTGAAACGTAATACGGATATAAATAAATTTGAAGAACTTTATTTAAAAAATATAGAAACATTAGAATGGATAAAGAAAGAAAAACCTAAACATATTTATTTATTTTTATATAATGATATAATAAAACAATCTTTTGGAAATAAATTAAAAAATATTTTATCGTCAAAAATAGATTTAACTAATGTAAATATAAGTTACGAAAACTTTAAAAAAAAAATCTTAATAAAAAATTATACTTATAGTGACTGGACCGAAACACCTAAATACAATATAAATGTTCCTATAGATAATGAAATTATAAAAAAATACGATACACTAATCGACGAACTGAACTATGTTTTTCCTGAATAAAATTTTTTAGCAACAAAGAGATAGTTGATTTAATTATAAAACCCGCTATAAAGTTATTTTATTAAGTCGTTTTTAATGTTCAAATGTGTAAATGTACATTTTTTTATTTTCATAAGAGATTCGTATGAAAATAAAAAACCAACAAAACAAAATATCTTTGATAGATTTAAAGGAAACTTTGCAACAATATTTCGGGTATAGATACAGGAGGATATACTAATTTATCAGACGACACAAGATTACTATGAAAATTCAAACCATTAATAGAGAATCGATAGAATATGATGGCGAAGTATATTCGGGAGGTAGACAAACTTATAAAGACGAAGGTAATTCTCAACTAGAAACTTTATATTGTGGTGGTAAATTTAAAATTAGTTTTTGGATAAGTGAAAAAGATCTTTATAAAGCATTAAAAAAATACGGATTTATTAATATACAAAAAAATGAAGAACTATGTAATTTAAATCATCCAAATGGTCCATGTATAAGTATATTCGCATCTAAAAATTAGTATAATTTATATAATCGTACGGTAGAAATTTAAGAGCATTGTTATAAAAATTATTTTATTTATTTTTAATATAACAAAAAATTCACAACTATTTTTAATAGTATAGTAGACTTTATCTATAACTAAATCAATAAAATTTAATTGGTTCAATAAAGTAATGATATTTTTAAACAATTCAGGTGTAAATTGTAAATAATGGGCCGCAAGATATTATAATATAATATAATTAAATTAATATTGAAAAACGATAAATAAATTAAAATTTTTAATACCTAGAACAAAATGAACATCAAATTTAACTTATAGTAGTTTAGGTTGATAAATACTAAAAACTTTAGGTTGATATAAATAATCATTAGTTATTTTACCATATTTTACTTCAATACCTCGTTGTGTTCCTTGATAACTATTTACTAAAATATTTGTACTATTATAACAAAAATTTCCTGTAAAAAGTCTTTCACATAAATATTCTATATAAATTCCAGGGTCTTCTATATTTGAAGGAGGTTTATTCTCATTAAAACTATCTTTAATATAACCGCAAAATTCTTTAGTTAAATATTTATCAAGAACATTTTTACTAATCCAAAACATATTACCACCATTAAAATCAGTGTATTCTTTTTCTAAATGCGGGAATTGTTCACATAAATTTTTAATTCCTAATATATTTTGAGGAAAATCATAGTCATAATTTTTGGGTAAAATACATTCTTGTGAACTAATATGTCCTAAATTTTTTATTGTTTTAAAATAGTATTGTATTTGAATTAGGTTTTTTAAAGAAGTAATAGGTTCAATTAATTTTTTTCGCCATTCAATTATATCTTCTGTTGGATTTGAAGATATTTTGGAATGTAATTTTAATATAAAATCACAATTTATATTATTTTTATTTATATATTCATAACATAAAATAAAAGGATTACAATCAACACCTTTATTTTCAACTTTTATAATTATATATTTATCACTTATATATTTATCACTTATATATTTATCACTTATTTTTTTATCTAATTCTGTATCAAGTTTCAGTGTAAATATTACAGTAACTTTATCAAAAATAGTTTCCACATTTTTTATATATTCTAAAAATTCATCCAATAATTCTTCATTATATAAATGGATGAATATACAAATATTTGTTTTAAAATCTAATTTATGCGGTTTTCCTAAGCGTCCTTCAAAATATCCATATTTATACCAATGATTACTTGCTTCTATTATATTATTTAATTTAAATTCTTTATAAAAATTAATATAAAATTTATAATCAAAGTTTTCTAAAATAGAATTTTCAAAAACCCTTCCCTCTTTATAACCAAATTCATTATAATGGTGTATAGCATTTTCTCTATTTAAGTGTTCAAGATCTTTATAAAATGTTGTATAAAACTTATAATCAAATAATTCTTGGGAATATCCCCTAAAATAATTAGGTATATTCGGTATCATTCTAGTTTTAAAAATTTTACAATATCGTAATAGATAATTTAAGTATTTATTGTCAAGTTCTCCATAATTTAAATAATTTCCCAAATATTTCCACTTTATCCCAAAACACTCTTTATTTATAATATAATTTATAGTATTAATTGGATTAAACATTATACTATGGTCTATTTGTGTCAAATTTTTATATGAAATAACAGTTTCCATTTTAAAATTATTTTCTAGTAAAAATTCAGTTTGTTTTAGTTCAATTAAATCAATTACATCTTCAGTGGAATTACATTTATAAATATTTTCTTTATAAAATTCTTTTAATTTTTTTATTGACGCCGAATTAAATTCTATAAAACTACTACATAAATGTTCTATATTTTTTACCAATCTTCCTCCCTCGTTAGATAAATACAATCCCCAAAAGTCTGATTCACTCCGTTTTTCTTTTATAATATTCCTCATTTCATCTATACCGTGAATAGGAAATAACATACTGTCGTTTATCAATAATACCCAATCAAATTTTTCTACATTAAAATTAGTTAATATATTATTTAACATAAATATATCATTCCCCGCTTGTATATTTTCTTTATTTTCAAAGTAATTTACTTTAAATGGTAAATCTACATTTTTTATCTTCTTTGAAGTAGTACAAAAGATTATATCATATCTTAAAACTATAAGTGTTTTTAAACCTTGAATAACATAATCTTTTACTATATCATCTTTATCATAAAGACAATAAATAGCACACGCATTATTATTATTCTTTTGTTTCGGCCATAAAATAAATTCTTCTGCTTTTCCAAATTTATTATAAAAATCTTTTTTACCATCCCAAGTAGGTATAGAACCTTTATTTGGTATAGAACCTTTATTTGGTATATCCAATAATTTATAATCATATTTAATATTTTCTTCTTCAAAAATATCTTTCATATTTAATTTGGTATTAATTAATATATTCGTTTTTTCACTCAAAACTGAATAACTATCTCTTAACTCACTATTAATTCTCCAAATATTTTTTATAAATATACACTTTTCTAAATATTCTTCTTTATAATCTTCCCTATCAATTCTATCCGAAAAGTTATTCCAATTATTTTTATTTGTATAATCTATATCATCATATAAAAGACACGAAATCTTATAATTATTTTCCAATAAAACTCTAGTTAAACCATATTCCCCTATTAAAATTATATTGTGATGAGATTCGTGTTTTTGAATAACATTTCCATATTCTAATTTATAATCCTTATTTGTTGTTCCTGGGCATAAATTTGATACTTTGGTATTTAAAAGTAAATTATAAATAGTTTCATCTATTTTTATAAGAGAACAATATGTCTGGCATCTAGGTCCTGGACCTCCAGCGTCATCTTCTTTTAAGAAATTTATAACAGGAGAACAAATTACAGAATCTTCTACATCCATCTTTTCTAAAAAAGGTTCTATCCAATGACAATTAATATTGGAATCCATAAAAGGACCACACGCGCTACTATTCAAAAACATAATATGTGAAAATTCATTATAAATTTTTTTACCAATCTTATTTTCCATAAATTGTATTCCTATACCATATGTCCCTATATCATACTCACCTAAATAGTCTCTTTTTAAAACTATTAAGTTTTCATCTTCCGGTATCATTAATTCGCATATATTATCATTAACTATTAATAATGTAGTAATATCATATTCAGACCATGAATTATTGTCTAATCCATATTTTAAATAATATAAAAGATTTGTTTGATTCTTCGTTTCATTTTTTCTTTCATAATAAACATAAATTACTAAAATTTTTATTTTTATTTTTATTTTTGTTATTTCTTTCAATTTAAAATAATAATCTATAGATTTATTCAAATCTAAATTAGTTTTATTAGGAAACATATGATAAAAGTCTTCTAAACATCCAATAAGTCTTGTAGTATTATAATTTAAATGATAATTTTCTTTTTCAACATTTTTATAATCCAAATTAAATTTATTGAAAATATCTAAACTGAATAAAGGATATTTCTTCTTAAAATCATTTCGGGAAAATATTAAATCATTTTTATCTCTAGTGTTATACAAATTTAAAAATTCACTATCATGTATTTCTTTAAATTTAGGATTAAAAATATTAAAATAATCTCTTGAAATATTATATTTTTTGAAGAAATCGGTATAATCTTTTAAAAAGTCAAAGCTATTTTCTATAAAATAATTATATATTCTCATTAAATTAATTTCATTATTAATAATATTCATTTTAGCAAGTTCAGATTCTATAAGTTCATTATTTAGTAATACAAATGAAGCGGTATTATAATCTGTAAATTGTTGATAGAATACCTCCTTATTTTTTATAGTATTATTTTTTATATTATTATTTATAGTATTATTTTTTATATAATGTTTTATAATTTTATTTTTACCTATACCATAAACACCACCATAAAAATTAATATCAAAATCTTTAAACTTAATAATATTTTTTTTTAGTTCATTCCAATAAAATATATTAATATTTTTATGATATATTTCTACTAATGATTTGTTAACTAAATCTAAATATTTTAGTAATATTTTATCTATATTATATTCGGTTAATCCATCTAATTTAAAATAAAAAATATTCTCATTACAAAAGCGTTTTTCTAATCTACCGTGAAAATGATAGTGTCTTAAAATATCATAAAATTGTAAATCTTTTAAATCTTGGTATGAACTTTGGTAAAATTCTATATTAAAATTTGGATATTTATGAAAAAAATCACCCTCATTGATAATTCTATTCTTAAATTTTTTATTTAATATTAAATTTTGTATAGTATTAATAGGTAAATTTTCCAAATCTTTATTAAAAGTTTTAAAAAATAAAATTTTTTTATCCATTACATTTTTTTAAATATTTTTTAATTACTTTTTAAACATTACTTATTTTACACCTTACATCGTGTATCATAAGTAACTACTTTTTTCCCAGAATTATTCACAATAACACCAAAAAACCTTTCAAATGCGTGTGGTGTGCCCTCTCTATTATTAACTAAACTACCGCAATAATAAGGTTCAAATTCATTATAACATTTTATTAATAATTCTTTAGTAAAAAAAGAATCTAAAATTTCCCCTTTAATCCAAAAAATAGTTCCTGGTATAAAATATCCATAGTTATCTATATTTTTTATTCCAAAATATTTCATATACGTATACAAATATTTATAACTTTTTTTATTAACACTTAATATATAGTTTAATGACAATTTTTCATTACCTATCATTCCTATATTTGGAATATTCATTAATTTTAAATTATTCTCTATAATAGTTTTATTTCCCAATAAAGCATATAACATAGCGTACCTCCAGTTTTTATTAGTTTTACTATGAATTTTGATAATTTGATGATATCTTAAACCCAAATCCAACATTTTACAGTATGAAATTAAAAAACCTCCTATATCCATACCACAATTATCAGAATCAGTAAAATAAATATTTGTAAACATTTTTAAATCATTTATTTTTGTGTGAAGGTTTTTATAAACAGTAGTTGTTAAAATACTTTTGTTATTAACTGAAAAATTAATATATAAATCTATAGATAAATTAAATGGTTTTAAATTTTTAATAAAACTATAAATTTCATCCCATAAACTTATATCATACAAATGGACACATATTGCGAGTTCTCTCCATTCTTTCTTTATACTTATGGTAATTGGTAAATTTAAATACTTATCATTTTGTCCAAGTAAATTAAATTTATTTTCTATTTGAATATACTTATTTTCTAATTTATCTATTTTATCTTCCAAAGAGTTATTTATTTCTAATAGTTTTCTCGTTTTATTTAACTCCAGTTCCCTATCATCCAAATATATTCCCTCTAGATTAATATTTTTTGTTTTTAATAAATTAGTATCTGTTTTTTGTAAAAAATTTTCAATAAGATTTATCTTTTCTTTAACCAAATTAAATTTTTTATAAATTGTTACTAATGAATTATCCAAAATTATTTTTTTATAATTTTCAACTTCATCTTTAATAAAATTTAATTTTGTATTTAAATCTTTATAATTATCTTTTGGCCCATTACTTATGCCCCCATTACTTATGACCCCATTACTTATGACCCCATTACTTATGCCCCCATTACTTATGCTACCTAAATCTATTTCAAAATTTTCAATACCTAAATCTATATGTTCATCTATAAAATCACCATTTTTAGTAAAACACCAAAAACATTCTAAGCTAAAATCTATAAATTGTAATTTATATTGTTTTTTTATTAATTCTAACAATTCCAATTTATCTCTAAATTTACAACTAAATATTAAGAAATTATTATAGTTCTGTATTATTTCTTTATTAACTAGATGTTCAAAATTGAATGGTTTTTCCAAATTTAAAATATATAAAAGATTATAATTAAATAATATTTGTTTTTCTAAAATATCTAAAGTATAGAAGTTATCATCAAACTTTATACTAACTTTTACCATTTTTTTTGAAATATGGAATTAATAAAGTATTATAAAATAAATTAAAAAATTAATCATAAGTAAATTTATTTAGAATTTTTAACTCAATTTCTATTTCATTTAAACTAATTAACATAAGTTCTAATTTATTTTTATTCAAATTCGCACATTTTAATCTCGAAAATAATATTTTAATTTTATGTTTGTCCTTAATTTTTATACTATCTAGTTTTCTTATTAAATTAATTTTATCCATACCATTAATATTTTCTCTAATATAATAAAATAAACTATTATTGGCGTCTTTATCTGAAATTTTATTTATTTTTATCTTTAATTTTTTTTGAATTTCAATATTAGCTTTCCATAAAATAATATCTTGTAATTCTTTAAGATATGTTTTAGAAAAATATGTATCAATTAGTTTGAAATTTTGTTTAGGTATTCCAATAGTGTCTATAATTTTATATAATTTATTGAAATCCAAATTATTGATTTCGTCGATAAATTTCGTTCTATTAATTTCCTCCATTTTCAAAATATTTAAATATTTATCTATTAAATCTTTAATAGCGTCTTTATTATTATAATCAATTACTTTATCTACATTTTTCTTTAAAAATTTAACTTTATCATTTTTTAATTTTAAATTATTTTTATAATTATTATGCTTTTCTATTGAAATAATTTCTTTCGTATTTTTTATTTCTAAATTTAATTGATTACATTTTTGAATTTCCAAATCAATAATAGATTGATGGTTGGTTTCTTTAAAATTTAATTCGAATTCTTGTAAAATATTATTTTGGCCAACATCTAATATTTTAATTTCTTCTTGTAATAATACGATTTCTTCTTGTAATAATACGAATTCTTCTTGTAATAATACCATTTTATTTTTAGATAACATATCTTCAAATTCTAAATCTTCCTCTATTGTTTCGATAGTTTGTATAATTTCATCTAATTTTTGTTTATATTTTTCTTTTTTATCTAAAACTTTTATTTTAGTTTTTAAAATATCTCGTTCTTTATATAATTCATTTAATTCTTTTTTATTAATAGATAGTTCTAAATTAGTTATATTATTATGTAAACTTATTAGTTTTTGTTTTTTTTCTTCTAAAATTGTTTTAGAAATATTATGGGAATCTGCTGTTAAAAATTTATTAAATTTTTTAATTACATTATATTTTTTTTTATTTTTTTTTCCTATTTCTTTTTCTTTTTCTTTTTTATCAATATTATCTTGGATAAGTTTTTTACTATTATATAAATCTAGTAAATGGTTTTTTTTATTTTGTATATAGTCTGTTTGTTTTAGTAAATCATTATTTTTATCCTCTATAATGTTTATTTTTTTTAAAAACATAGGATCTTCAAATTGTTTTAAATATTTTAAGAATTTTTCATAAATATATTTCGAATCATTCTTAAACAGGTCATTAATATTTAAAATTTGTGATAAATTATTAAAAATAGATTGTTTTTCATTATCTAAATTGTTTATATAATATTTATTGGTTATTTTTGAAATAATTATACTATAAATTTGTTCAAACCATTTAATCATAGTATCAAATTCTTTATTATTTAATATATAAGTATAACTATCTATATCTAAATTTTTGGTAAAAAGCAATAAAAATGCTATATCTTGTATATCATTACAAATACTATAATAATAATTAAAAGGTTTATTTTTTGGTATGTCTAAATCTATTTCTACATTTTTAGGTATGTCTAAATCTTCTATTTCTACATTTTTTGGTATGTCTAAATCTTCTATTTCTACATTTTTAGGTATGTCTAAATCTTCTATTTCTACATTTTTAGGTATGTCTAAATCTTCTATTTCTACATTTTTAGGTATGTCTAAATCTTCTATTTCTACATTTGTGTAAAAATAATTTAAATTTTTTTGCGATAATTTAATTCGTTCATTTAATTCTAATGGTATTTTACCTATACTAAATTTTATTTCATTTTTAAATTGTATTAAGCTTTGGGTTTCATATGATAACTGTTTATCTACCAATTTTCTTAAAGTGATAATTTCATGAAATAAATTCATTATTTAATAATTTAATTATAAATTTTTTTCTAGATATTAAACTATCTAAATCTTTATTTTCTTTAGATTTATTTTTTAAAATTTCTATTTTTTTATTTAATCTATATTTCTTTTCTTTTAATTTATCAATTGTATTATTATGTTTATTTTTAAAAGAATTAAATTGTTGGACTGTTTTAATTTGTTGTTTTTTAATTATTAATTCAATACTATTAATATCTTTAATTATTTCGTCTATATCAATTGAAAAAAGTTCCAATTCTATAAGTTTTTCTTTTTTTTCTAATTTAGATAATTCTTCCAACACTATAATATTTTCATCTTTTAGATTAGTAAAAAAAATGTTTAATTCATTTAATTTTGGATCAAGTAATAAAATATCTTGATTAGCTTTTTCCGTCTCATCTAATTTAATAATTTCCATTTCCATTTTAAATTTATCTAATAATTTAGTTTCATTATTCATTTCGGTTTCAATATGTTTAATGGAATCCTGTTTTTCTTTTTCTATTATAATTAATCGTTTTTGTAAAGATTCTATTTCTTTTTTTTTTATTTTATATTCTATAGATTTATGTTCAATAGATTTATGTCCAATAGACTTATGTCCAATAGATTTATGTTCAATAGACTTATGTGGTATTTTTTGAATATAACATAAATCCCTATTTAAAAAAATATTAATTTCGTTTTTTTCATTATTATGGTGTTTTTCAATTTCCATTATATTTTTGTTATATTCATTTAACTTTATAGATAATTCGCATTCTTTGTTAGATATATTTTGTAGTATAGTATTATCATTATTTTTTTTTCTACCCAATATTTGTTTTTTCTTCTCAACTATAGAAGTAATTTCGCAATTATTATTAATTTTTAATTTTTTATCATTAATATTATTTGTATTACATAAAATCTTATTAGATAATTCTTCTTTTTTATTTATAATATCTATTAATGATTTCTTATAGGTATCCTTTATATCTTTTTTTTCTATTAAAAGTTTTTGTTTATTAGAAATCTCTTCATTTAAAATTTTTAATTTATTTGGAAATTTATATTTTTCCAAGTTTAATAAATAATAGTTTGTATTTTTTATAAGTTCTTGATTTATTTGGTTTAATAATTTTTCCAAATTTTCTATTTTACTTTTAACTAAGTATTCGTTATCGTTTAATAAAATATCTATTTCTTCCATGGTTTCATTTAATGATATTTTTAATTTATTATAAAGTTCTTTATCTACATTTTCTACATTTTCGTTATTTAATAAATTAGATATTTCGTAAATGTCATCCATATTTAATTTTAACTTTTATTTTTTATCTTCACTTTTAACTTTATTTTCTATTCTTTTTTCCAAATAACTAATCCTTTTTTCCAAATTTATTTTTTTATTATTATATTCAGATGTTTCATTTTGTATAGTAATATTATTTTGTAATATATAATTATTAATTTCCCTTCTTTTTATTTTTATTATATTTTTATTTTTTTCAGCATCACTTTTAGTTTTATAATAATTTTTTTTTATTTGGTTTATTTCTATTTCTAATTTATTATTTTTACTACATAATTCTTTATTATTAGTTTCTATTAATTCTCTATTGGTTTCAATATCTTCATTTAATTGTTTTCTTTTACTATAAAATAATTTATTTTTTTCTTTTTCTATTGCCACATTTTCTTTATTAAAAATATCTAAATTTTTAATTTGGTCATCTATATTTTGTTGTATAAATACCAAATCTTTATTATAGTCAGTTAATTCATTTATAATTTTATTTTTTTTTAGTATCAATTCTTCTATTATTTTATTAAATACAGTCTTTGTTTTCTGTTTTTCATATATTTTTTTAGATTGTTTTAAATCAAACATTTCTATCCCACGTTTTATATTTTTTTTTAGATTATTAATAATATTTTGTAAAAAAAATATAAGTTTATTAGTTTCTTTATCAAAATCTTTTAAAGTTTTATCTATTTTTTTCATCTCATCTATAACATTACCACCATCTAAATTTAACATATAATCATTTTTTATTCTATATCTTTCTATTTTTCTATTTTCTTTTAACTTTATAAAATTTTTATTTTCATCAGCAAGTTGTAAAATCATTAATTTTCTATCTTTTTCTATTTTTTTTTTGAAAATTAAATTATTCATATTTTCTTGGATAAGAGAATGTCTTTCTATAACATTACTAAATGAATGGTTGTTAATTTCATTTTTATATTTTTTTATTTCGTTCTCTTTGTTTTTTAAATTTAAATTTAAGTTATTTACTATTACTTGTATATTATTTTTTTTTTTTTCATATATACTTATATTTTTACTTTTTTTTTTATAATTTATTTCCATACATTCCTTTTCTTTTTTAAATTCCAATTCATCCATTATTATACTATCTAATACATCTTTTCCACTTTGTTTTAATTTATTTAGAGATTTTATATTATTTTTAATAATTTCTTTATTTTTAGTTATTTTATTAACATTTTCTAATATATTTTCGTTCAATTTAGAGTTACCATTTGGTATAGATTCTTTATCAATATTTATAGATTCTTTATCAATATTTATAGATTCTTTATCAATATTTATAGATTCTTTATCAATATTTATAGATTCTTTATCAATATTTATAGATTCTTTATCAATATTTATAGATTCTAATTTTAATTTATCATCACTATCATTCAAGAGTATATTTTTATTTTCTAGAGATTCTATCTTAATTTTAAATTTAATTTTTAATTCATTTAGTATATTCTTTTCAAAGAGTATTTCTTCCAATCTTTTTTCTTTTATTTTTTTATTAAAGTTTTCCATAATTACTATTAATAACTATTTATAATTTTAGTAAAATTCGCATAAAAATTATTAATTTTAGTATCGCATAAAAATTATTAATTTAATAAATTTATTTTGTAAAATAATAATATAATTTTTAAACTATAGATGATTAAAACTTGTGAAAAAAAATGTCCTTTAGGATTTGATAATTTAAATATTCAAAATGTTCTACTTATTATACTTACCTTAAAAACTATATGGGGTATGTTTAAAGATAATGGACCTGAACTCAATATAGAAGATTTACTTATGAATAAAATACCTGAACAAATTTTACCTATAAGTAAACTTATGTCAAATTTACCCTTAGGAGATTTAATGTCAAATTTACCCTTAGGAGATTTAATGTCAAATTTATCTACAATGAATTGCCCTATGCCTATGCCTAATTGCCAGATGCCTATACCGAATTGCTCTATGTCTATGCCTAATTGCCCTATGCCTAAAACTTCATTAAGTTGTACATCAAGTTTTAGTATTTCTAAGATATTTTTATTGGGAATTTTAATATATTTAATTTTTTTTATTAGGGATATTTTCGAAAATTTTAATTTTTCTTGTATAGAAACAGTTGTAGATATGAATAACTCTGTAGATATGAATAACTCTGTAGATATGAATAACTCTGTAGATATGAATAACTCTGTAGATATGAATAACTCTGTAGATATGAATAACTCTGTAGATATGAATAAATCCAAATGTGAAAAAAAATGTAAAATATCCAAATGTCCATTTAATTTTGGTGAAAATACGGTTTAAAAATTTTCTAAATAAATATTAGACACAATGCCAACCAAGAAAATTAAACCATCCAAAAAATTTACTAAAAAATATTGTGCTCCAGGAGATTCCACATATAAATTTAGTTGTTTTAATAAAAATTCATTATTAAAAATAGCTCGTTCTTGGAATAAAAAAAACCCTAAGAATAAAATTAAAATTAGCGGACAATCTGGAAAACAATTATGGAAAAAAATAGATACAAAGTTAAAGAAAAAGTGTAGTGATGAAATTTGTTGGGTAAAACAAAAATTTGTAAAGGAATTAAATGATAAAGAAATAAAAAATACTTTCAAACCCAAAACACCAAAATCTTGGAATTCTAATAAATTTGAATGGTTATCAACTATAGATATAGAGAAAGTAATTAAACAATACGAATATGAATATCCTAATTTTAGATTTATAGGTGCCGTCCCAATAGATTTTGATGAAAAATATGGTTTAGGAGAATGTATAGTTAACGAATTATGTAAAATAAATTTACAAAAAATGCTATTAGCTAAAGTATTTCAAATAGGTATCGTTTTTAATTTAGATAAACACGACCAAGAAGGTTCTCATTGGGTTAGTATGTTTGTAGACCTAAAAAGAGATGGTATTTATTATTTTGATTCATATGGTGAAAAAGAACCTAAAGAAATAAAACAATTGGGTGACAGATTAATTAAACAATGTAAAGAAATGGGAAAGAGTAAAATGGTTTATAAAGTTAATGATAAACAACACCAATACAAAAATTCGGAATGTGGTGTTTATTGTATTAATTTTATAGTGGAAATGTTAAAAGGTAATAAATATGAGGATTATATAGAAAAAGTAATAAAAGATTTAGAAATGAATAAAAAACGTGATTTTTATTTTTCACCTAATTAAATTAAAAAAACAATTAAAAAACAATTTAAAATAGTTAATATAAAATACTATAATATTTTTATTATAGTATTTTATAATGGATAAAAATACTTTTTTTTCGGCAAAAAATACTGATTTGATTTATACAATTTGTAGGGATGACGTTTTGAAAAAAACACAATATAATATTGATACAAATAAAAAATACTTTAAGACATTTGGTGAAATTATGAAAATAGTTCATAAACACTCTAATGATACAAACGATTTAACTATACTTAATAATAAAACAATAGGGAAAACAATACCTTATTTAGTAGGGGAAATACAAAAGAAAAATTTAAAAGAGAAACCACTAATTCCTAATAACCATATTCTTAATGCACCTGGTATAAGAAATGATAGTATAAGAAATGATAGTATAAGAAATGATAGTATAAGAAATGATAGTATAAGAAATGATAGTATAAGCGGAAATGAATTACCAGTTTCTTTTAGAGGCAATCCTTCTAATTTAGGAAATTCTAATATTGATAATTCAACTTCATTAAAAAATGATTTTGATAGAATTATGGAAGAAAGAAAGAATTATCATGATATTCCAGATACTATTAGTATGTCAGTAGAAGACAATAATACGTATGATGACCCAAACGTTTTATTAGATAAACAAATGAAAGAGCGTGATATGTTAAATAATGTGGATAACCAACATAAACCTAATTTACAACAAAATATGAATAGTGTAGATTCTAATATTCCAAGAGTTCAGAGAACTTTATTGGAAACCCAAACTGCTCCTAAGAATCCAGAATTAAATTTAGAATCGTTTGATTTAAATGATAATGTATTAAGTGAATTATATGGAAATACTGATATGAATACATATTCGGCGAGTAATGACTCTATAGAACCTATGAAATTATTTGAGGACCATATGAATCAGAGAAATATGGAAGATAATGATTATAAAAAAGTTCAACAAGATACTATAAATTTCGAGGAAAGTCAAAAGAAGGATAACAAACTTATAGACTATATGAAAGAACATCACGATGTTAGAAAACAGCAAGAAGAAATGGAATTTCAAAAATCTTTATCAAACCAATTAAATAGTAAAATGAATAATTTAGATGTAGAATCTATTAAAAGTCAAATGGATGGGAGAATTATACAAACTTTAGATGAAGTTATAGTTCCTCCAACGGCAAATGATTTAGAACGAGCCCAGGATAATAAATTAGAAATTGAAAATAAAGAATATTTTCAAATGAAAAATGATTTATTTGAAAAGAGACAATATATTAATAGGGAAAATCTACTTGTAATAAATAGTGGTGATAGAGATTGGTTTAATGAATCAGAGGATAGATATAGTTTCCAAATGAGATTTAGACCAGCTATGGGAGATGGAGGTGAAACTGGTTTAGGTGTAGACAATTTATATAAAAATATAGTTTCATTTGAATTAATAAGAGTTCTTATGGCAATTGAGAATATTATAATACCATTTGATAATAGATTTTTTATAGATTATAAGTCTCTTCCTTATATTGCCTTAAAGATTGATGAACTACAACCGTTATATTCTGGAACTAATAGCAGAGTCAATAATACTTTCGCAAAACTATTATTTGATAAAGACCATACTAATGAAGTTGTAGTTAAACCGTTAGGTGGCGGTGGTGGAACTTATACAAATAAATTTAGCAGACAATTGACAAGAGGATATAGTTCTATGGCTCCTATGAGTAATGAAAAAAAAACATTCTATCCAGCACCATTAGCATCATTAAATAGACTAACTATATCTATGTTAACACCATATGGGGCGGATATTAAAAACCATACTGATGTATTGGAAGTCAATTCTGTTAAATTTTTGGCGTTAGATGGTTTAAGTTTAGAATTGGATAATACGAGTGGTTTTCCTAATGATGATATAGATGATACCGTTACATATTATTTAGAAATAGCAACAGATCCATTTAATAATAGAGTATTTAAATTAGGAGATAATGTAAAATTTAAAGGTTTTGATAGTACTAGCACAGATACTAATATAGAAAACTTTAAGAATTTTATGAATAGAGACGAAGGACACTATATTATAAATCTAGAATTAGAAGATAATGGGAAGAATAAAAACGAAGGGTATATTAATAAATTTTATATTTCTCCACCAGGCTCAATAAATTATAGTGATGGTTCGAAAGTAGGTAATTATGATATATCTGGTGAATTAAAAGATAAAGGAACTTGTAAAGTTATAAATCAGTCTTTGCAAACTCATTTTGTATTTAAAGTAGTTACAAGAGAAGATGACACCACACAGTTTATTAAACCAGTAAATATATAAATAAGTATTATAATATATAAATAAGTATTATGTTTTAAATTTTTTAAATTTTTTTTACAAAATTCAAAATTATTTTTTTAATATTTAAATTCAAAATTATTTTTTTAAATTTCTCTCTCTCCCCAAATTTGACCCTTTTTACAAAATAAAAAACCATATATTTCCCTTTAATCTAAAAAAAACCATATAAAAAATAGGTATCAATTTACTATTGAAAATAAAACACTTAAAAAAACACTTAAAAAAACTTAAAAACACTTAAAAAACACTTAAAAAACACTTAAAAATAATTAGTTAAAAACAAAATATTTATATAAGATATATATGCCATATTATGAATGCTGTGGATGTAATTATAACACTAAATTGCGAACAGATTATAAACGCCACCTAGACACAAAAAAACATAAACGACTTGTTATTGAGGCTCTCGACAAAATGACCATTTGTAAATCAACTCTTATTAGCGAACCTTTTTCAACCTTAAATGAACCTTTTTTGACCCTAAATGAACCTTTTTCAACCTTAAATGAACCTTTTTCAACCTTAAATGAACCTCAATTGAAAAAAAAAACTTACATTTGCAAACTTTGTAAAAATGAATTTGGAACAAAATCTCATTTAACCAGACATAATAGATTACATTGTAAAACACAAAAAGAAATAATGGTTTTAGAAGAACAGGAATTAATTAAAGATAATAAAAAAGATAAACAAATAGAGATATTACAGAAAACAGTTAATAAATTAATGGATAAAGTGGGAAATACAACTATTAATAATAACCAAGTAAACAATAACGTTCAACTTAATTGTTTTGGTAAAGAAAATCTAGAAATGGTTACAGACGATATAAAGAAAGAAATGATAAAGGGTCCTTTTAAAATGATGCCTAAACTTTTAGAATTAATTTATTTTAATAAGAAATATCCCGAAAATCATACAATGAGGTTAGTAAATAAAAATAAAGAATTAATGAAAATTCATAAGAAAAAAGGATGGGAATTTGTAGATAAACAAGATACTATAGATTATTTATTGGAAGATAAAAATTACACTTTGGATAGTTATTATGATAATAATACAGTAATATTCTCAAAAATGATTAAAAAAACTTATAACAATTTTAGAAGTCTATTTGATAATAGAGATAAAGAACTTTGGAAACAAATAAAAAGGGATGTAGATTTATTGTTGTGGAATAATATGTAATAACTTTTTAGAAAAAAGTTAAGTCAAAAATAACTTTTTAGAAAAAAGTTAAGTCAAAAATAACTTTTTAGAAAAAAGTTAAGTCAAAAACTGTAGAAAGTTAAGTCAAAAACTGTTATTTAGAAATCTACGATTTCGTCAAAGTTAAGTCAAAAACTGTTCTTTCATAATTATAACCATATTAAAGATAAATTTATTTTTATTTATTATACTTATGCTGGATAAAGTTAAACACACTTTCTTACCGAAAGCACAACTCATATTTGCTGGTGGTGGTGGCAAATACAACTACTCTTTAGGAGTTCTTCAATATATTCAAGAGAATTTTGATCTATCAGATGTTGTGGTTAGTGGTAGTTCGTCTGGTTGTTTCCCAGCAGTTGTTGCCGTATCAGGGTTGGATTCAGAAACAATGTTCGAATCCTGGAACGTCCCATTATTAAATGAAGTTAATAGTCACACTTTTGGCGCAACTGCTATTTGGAATAGAATAGTCCGTAGTTATACAACGAAGCATATTCCTCCGAACACATATATGAGAGCAAATGGTAGACTATTCATCCAGTTGACTAAATTTCCATCCTTCGAGGGCGAGTTGGTGTCAGACTGGAAGAGTCACAACGATATGTTGGATGCTATGATGGCATCTTCATTTGTACCTATATTTGATATGTTTAAGCTAACTGCTAAATTTCGAGGGAATCGATTCATAGATGGTAGTATTAGTGATAGAAATCCAACTCCATTTAATAGTGATATACCATCTTTCGTTGTGAGAGCAGATATGTGGAGAAAGATGCCAAACAGTTACTTCTGGTGCTGGTCCGACGAAGCTCATGCTCGCAAACTATTTGCTTGGGGTAAAGAGGACGCAGAGAAGAACATTAAGGAAATATCCAAAGTGCTACCACTAAAGTAACTTACCGTTTTAATATAAAGGATAACACTTTTCTAAGTATATTTGATAATATAATTAAAAACTTTATAAAAACTTACACCTTTTAGATATTTAATATAAATAATAACCCTTAATATGTTTTGAAGCATAACAATAAGAAGCACTGTGACTTTCTCTACCACAACGAAAACAACTACTTATTTTTCTATCATTGCTTTTATAAATAATTTGTTTATATTTTTTTTTACAATAAATATTTTCATGATATATTGCACCTTTTTGTGTATCAAATTCCTTTCCACAATATTCACACCCCCAAACTTCTTCGTAGTCTTCATCACTATCAGTTTCCCAACATTCATTTTCTTTACAATCTTTTGCAAAATGTCCACCTTTTCCACAAATAAAACATTTATTATTTGCCCCATTACTCATTTTCTTTAAAGTATCTATTGTGGATCTATCTAATTTTACCGAAACAAATGAACCACCTCGAACATTATTTATTCCATATTTATCCATATATTGTATTGTAATTTTGTCTTCATCATAATCATCGCAATTAGGTGTAATTTCTAAAACCTTTAATGGTTTATAAATTTTTGTCCATTCTGAACCATTTGAATTAAAATGACTTTTTAACCTAAATTGTGGATTATTCGTTTTTCCAATATAATATTTTCCTTTATCCAATTGAATTGTATATATGAAAACCATTTTGAATAAATTAATTATATTAATAAAATTCAATTTTATTATAAATAACTAAAATTTTAAAATTTCTCTCTCCCCTAATTTAAACTTAAAAAACACTTAAAAACACTTAAAAACACTTAAAAACACTTAAAAACACTTAAATTCCTTTTTAATTTATATTTTTTACATTATATAACTGGTATGTATTTGTTATTAAAAATAAAACACTTAAAACACTTATAAAACACTTAAAAAACACTTAAAAAACACTTAAAAAAACACATAATTAAAATATTTAAATTTAAAATATTTTATATAATATATACTATGTCAAATTATAATTGTGAAATATGTAATTATAACACTAAATTACGAACAGATTATAAACGCCACCTATCAACAAAAAGCATAATAACAATATCATTAAAACAGACGATAAAATAGATTATTATAAAACAACTCTCATCAAACCCTCAATTTCACTCAATTTTCACTCAATTTCACTCAATTTCACTCAATTTCACTCAATTTCACTCAATTTCACTCAATTTAAAAGTTATGAAAAAGTTAGTTCATTTTAATAATTTCTTTTCCAGTGGCATTTCTAACAATTTGCCCAATAGGTTGTCCAGGTGTTCCACTTTCAACCAGTTCGTAATCATATATTTTATTACCTGATCTAGACACTTTTATTTGTTTGCCATCTTTTTTATATACCAGTGTTGTAAAAGTTTTTTTAACACGTTCTACCCTAGTTTCTTGTTCTTGTTCCTTTAATTCGTCCACAATATCTGGTGCCGAGGAGTATGAATATCTACCACTTACCTCGCCAAGGTCAAGGCATTTTAAATCTGGATTAGTTCCTAAATTATCTGCTAAATTTAAAGAACAATCTATGGATGATTGTTTCATCATATTCAGCATAATAATCATAATGGCGCGTTTCTTTTCCGCGATTTGATATAATACTTCATCTGATGTTAAACCACCAAAATCATTACCCATAGTAACATTCGCTTTCAATTGTTTTTTAGTTGCTTTCGATAAATAAATATATATTTCAACATTTCTATCCTTCTTTGGTAGTTCCAAATGCGACCCAATTCTCACAGCTCTACCAATAACTTGGTCCAATCTAACAGGATTCCAATATGGTTCAACCACGAATAATTGTCTAACATTTTTAGTATTTAATCCTTCAGCCCCCTGTTTAGTTGTAAGAAGGATTTCCAATACTTCCCCTCTCATATTATTGGTACCTAATTCCGCCAATTGTGCTTGTATTTTATCTGAAAGAGTATCCCACAAGTTATTAAAAACTCTAAGAATAATATCACTCTCATCCCCTCCTTCCCATAGAGCAAATTTAGGTTTAGATTTATCAGATTCATTTATATCTAAAATAAAATCGCCCTCGGCATCTTTCTTTACTTTTAATGGGGCATAACCATTAGCCTTAAGCGATATAGATAATATCCCAACACCTTCACTTGTCTTATATTCGGTATAAATAAATTTATTTCCTTTTACTTTTTTAATCTTTTCAATAATATCGGCGTATTTGGGCGAATACTTCTTCAACCCCATATCTTTTCTTTCAACAACTTGTAAGAATTCGTCTCGCCGTCTATCTAAAGTGTTTAATGTTTCCATTAATCGTTTTTCATATTCTTTGGAAGATGATTTTAGTTTCCTCTCTTCTTCTTTTAATGAAGATTTGAGAATTTCTTTATCTTCCACTTTTTTGGCTTGCCTAATTTTTCTTTCATATGTAATCTTTAATTCCGATAACACAGTTAAAATATCATCATCTAATTCCAAATCCTTAGAATCTCCTTTAAAAGGTCGGGGAATATCTTCTGGAAAAACAAATTGGCATAACATTCTGGAATATGCCCTATATGAAGAATTAACTGAAAAGGCGTCCTCTTTACTTACTGTTTTGGTTGTTTTTTTCTTTTTATCTCTATCTATTTCTTCTTTTCTAATTATAGAATATTTGTCAAATTGATAATCACTCATAGGAATTTTTATTACCTCACTAGTCTTAATTTCAGGTATAAGTTCCTTCTTGGCGCTACTATAAAAAGAAACCATTCCCATTATTCTCCTTTTAAATATATTTTTATCTATAATATTATTATTTACTCTATCGTAAAACATATTCATAAAATGTTTATTTTCATTAGGAAAAAGTGTAGTTTTATAGTTTTTATGGGTTTTAATATCATAGTCGTTAGCTTCCAACAATTTTTTAATTTCTATATAAAATCCAGTTTCACTATTATCTCCTTTAACTAATCCTACATTGTCGGCAGAAGTAATAAAACCAAATGGATTTTGTGTTATTTTAACTATTTTATCTTTGGCTTTTATGGAAACTTGGTCTAATCTGGGGTGAGAATGTAATAGATTTTTTAAATCGTTAAAATCTAATTTACCTTTCTTTTTGGATATTTCAAATTGGTCAATATGAATAAAACCTCTAAGAATATTAAAAGTTTTACCTATTTCAAATGGTATATTTTTCATAGGAGTTCCCGATAAGAAAACTAATTTAAGATTTTTGGCATCCATAAATAGTTTTTCTAATCCAAGAGCACGCATACTACCACCTGACGCCATACCATTAATTAAATTATGGACTTCGTCTATAATTACTAACTTATTATCGAAGAAACTTTTTTCTTCCATTTTATCTAATTGTGCCGCCGTGATACCATTGGCGTGAACAAATTCGTATTTCGAATCTATCATATTATCTATTTGTTCTTCTAAATTAATTTTTTCATCTTTACTTAAACTAATATAATTATTACTTTTATTGTAATTTATAAAAAACCACCCTCCTAATTTTTTATATGTCTTTAATGGTAATCCTAATACTTTGGCGAAGTTTCTTTTTTTTAGAGTATCTGCTTTATGGAAAACCCAATTATTATCATGATTGAAATATCTATCTCCACACATTTTTAATTGTGAAATATAATTTTGTTTAATACTTTTTTGTAATATAACTACAACTTGTCTATCACTTTTAAAACTTTCCGCGACTGCTATAGAAGAACACGTTTTACCTACTCCCAAACCATGAAATATAAGTAACCCTCTATAAGGAGATTCGGTATTTAAATAATCTCTAACAATTTCTTGATGGGTAAATAGTTCAAATTTAGTGGGTTTTATTTCACATACAGCACTATCGTCGCATTCTATATCAGATATAGTCTTTCTTGACCTATATTTTTTAAAATTGGTATTAAACCAAGAAGCAAATATTTTTCTATTAGGCATTTCCCAATTTCTTATTTTTAAAATTGTATCTGGAGGTCTAACATAATCCTCCATACCTTCAGGTATAGTTAAAGGAATAGTATTTAATTCCATACCTTTTTTTATTATCTTCTTTGTTTTTTTAGCATTTGATGTTTTACTTGCATTATTACCTACAGTTTTACCTACGGTTTTACCTACGGTTTTACCTGCATTATTACCTACGGTTTTACTAGCATTATTACCTGCGGTTTTACTTTCGGTTTTACCTGCATTATTACCTGCGGTATTAGGAGACAAGGAAAGGGAGTTTTCCTCTTCTTGACAAAAACCAAATTTTATCATTTGTTTTTTCTCATTAACTTCTGTCGCACACCATTTACCATTTATACCATCCACACAATCTTTCAGGAGATTTCCTTTATGTAAAAAAGGAACACACTCTCCTGCTTTAACTTTGGCAGATTTGGATTTCTTCCCTGATTTGGTAATATTTGTTGCTAATATTTTTTTGGACATATTAGTATATTTATAGAAAAAAATATTATAAAAATAAATTGATTTAAACAATTAAAATATATTATTATAAATAACGCTATATAAAATGTTAAATCCTCTAAAAAATGATGACGATATTGTGAAAGTTAATCCTTATAATATGAATAATAAATTAATTACTAAATTAGAAGTAATTAATTTATTAAAACAATTTGGTGTGGATGAAGAAATTCACGACCTTAAAATTTATCAACAATCTTTTATTCATAAATCATATATTAAAAAAGAGAATAATGTTAATAACCAAGGAGAAGAAGTAGAACTTGCCGAAAGACCAAATGGGTGTCTAGAATTACAAGAGGGCAGTAATGAAAGACTTGAATATTTGGGAGATTCTATATTAGGAGCAACTATTGCTAGTTATCTTTTTGAAAGATTCCCACAAGAAGATGAGGGATTTATGACACGACTTAGAACTAAAATTGTAAATGGGGAAATGCTTGGTAGTTTAGCAGAACGTTTAGAATTGGCTCCTCATTTAGTTATATCTAGACACGTTGAAGATAGATGTAATGGTAGAACAAATTTTAGAATTTTAGAAGATGTGTTTGAGGCATTTATTGGGGCATTATATTTAGATTTTAATGAAAAAGAGGTGAAACATCCTAAAATGGATTTTTATTCTGGTTTGGGATTTCAGGTATGTCAAGTTTTTATTATAAGTATTATTGAGGAATTAATAGATTTTAGCGATTTAATTCTAAATGATTATAATTTTAAAGACCAACTCCTTAGGTATTTTCAACAACATTTTCATCAAACACCAAAGTATAAACAAATTCTGGTGGAAGGTCCGCCAAATGAAAGATACTTTACTATGGCAGTTTTAAAGAATGATGATGAAATTATAGCGTATGGTAAAGAAAAAAGTAAGAAAAAAGCGGAACAAATCGCATCAAAAAACGCACTAGTTAAATTTGGTGCTATAGAAAATTAAATATTAATAAAATCATAAATTCTTTTAGATATTACCAAACCTAATTTTCTTTTTTTACCAGTAGTTGTATCCAACATTATTTCGGTAAGTAAATTTTCTTTATCGCCTAAATTGTCTAATTTTTCATAAGCAAATATAAGGTCTTTTATAGATGGATATAATTTATTAATTTCGTTTACAAATCGAATAGATATTCCTGGTATTTGGAGTAAAATTAGTTTATTAAAAGTTTCAGGTGTCATTTGACTTTTTTTAGATAAAGGTATTAACTCGCTATAATCTTTTACTTCTTCTTTTACTATTATATCTTCTTCTTTTACTATTATATCTTCTTCTTTTACCAATACTTTATCTTTTACCAATACATCGTTATCTTTTACCAATACGTTATCTTTTATAATTTTATTTTTATCTTTTATAATTTTATTAATTAATCTTGATAAAAAATAAACTGTTTCCATAGCATCTTTTGTTCTATAAACTTTATAATCATCTCGAAACATAGTATTTATCATACTACCTTGTAATGTTTTCTTATCAATTCTACCAAAAACCTTATCATCAATATCACCTTCTATCAGATAAATTATTTTATTATGGGGGAAATTAGAACTAGCTATACGGTATTTCTGTTCTCTTAAACGCCCATCTTGTATAGATCCCGCTAAATCTTTTATTGTTTTCCTTTCTATTAGAATAATAGGTTTATCATTTATATGAATTACTATATCTCCTATTTCAAGATTTTTTATTGAAACAATTTTATCATATTCCTTATTTTTTTCAAAATATTCTTTAATAAATTTTTCCCTATAGTCTACAAAAACTTCTACTTTCCATGCCATTAAATTTAATAAAATATAATCTATAAATAGAAATAATACTATATAATATTGGAGCAACAATACTATAAATTAAAAATCTAATATTGGAGCGACAATACTATATGTTCCATCACCATCACCAGTTTGAGTAATAGTTTGTTGAATACTTCCATCTTTAGTACTTCTAGTAGTAGTTTTATCATTACCATATTTTTGAAATAGTTTTAGGAAATTTTCATAACTGTGAAGATTTTGTAGATTATTATTTTGATGTTGATTATGTCTATGATTTACATGAGTGTGTTCATCTATATTGATAGCTTGTGTAATAACCGGACTGGGATTTACTAAATTATTTGCTATAGGACTTGGTGCAGGATTTGACTCACTAGTATCTGGACTTGGTGCAGGATTTGACTCACTAGTATCTGGACTTGGTGCAGTATTTGACTCACTAGTATCTGGACTTGGTGCAGGATTTGACTCACTAGTATCTGGACTTGGTGCAGGATTTGACTCACTAGTATCTGGACTTGGTGCAGGATTTGACTCACTAGTATCTGGACTTGGTGCAGGATTTGACTCACTAGTATCTGGACTTGGTGCAGGATTTGACTCACTAGTATCTGGACTTGGTGCAGGATTTGACTCACTAGTATCTGGACTTGGTGCAGGATTTGACTCACTAGTATCTGGACTTGGTGCAGGATTTGACTCACTAGTATCTGGACTTGGTGCAGGGTTGGGGACAGATTGGTGACCGCGACCTGGTGCGCGCCTGTGCAAGTTTGTTTTCTTCTCAATTAGTATATACTCAATTAATTCCAATATTTCATGGTCAATTAAATAGTGTATTAAGTAAAAATAATATTTTTCAAAATATTCGACGGAGTCTTCTCCTATATTATTTAGTAATACATTATTTTTATTTATAACTTCGTAAATATTATTTAGTAATACATTATTTTTCTTTATAACTTCGTAAATATTATGTAAACATGTTTTACTATCTTTAATTAATTGCAACATTTCGTGTAATTCAATTGTTAGATTTTCATTATTTTTTATTTTTTTAAATTCGGTAAATGTTACTGAATTTTGCTTTATTTTTTCCAGATTTTCCAAAATCTTTTTACGTTGTTCTTCGGTAAAGATTAACAAACTTTTTATAAACTCTTGTTGCTTCTCGTCGAGACATTGTATATTTGAGAACCTTTCTTTCGTTTGAGTAGAGTGGAATTCTTGGTTTATAAAATTTACCGTTTCCCATAATTTTATTAAAAACGGATTTAATTTACTGCGGTGGTGATGTAAAAATATATTAAGTGTCTTTATATTCTCTTTTATTGATATTGGGTGTACGGAAGGTTTCGCAAGGAGGAGATCAGGTATTGTATCCCGTAGATCATAAAATTTATTTTTGGTGTCCTCGATGTTCTGTGAATTGATACAGATGGCGTCTTCTAATTCATCGGTTTCATCGGTTTCAAAATGTTCTTTAGTTTTTTTATTTAAAATTATAACTATACATAAAATTACTATTAATAATAATCCTAAAAAAATACTTTCCATTATTTATATATTATATAATTAAATTAGATTATATAAAAATAATTAAAATTGTTTATAAATCACCAGCGGATTCAACTTCCGTAACAGATTCTTTATATAAAAACTTAGGCATAATTGACCCTACGCCGTGAAATTCCATAACATTAGAAGGACCCCCGAAAACAAATCCTGCAGGGTCTAATGAATTTTCCTTTCTATCCATATCACCTTTAGAATAACAAACAGGTGCTCTTTTTCTTGGAACATCCCATAAGTTAGGGTCTAAATAACTATATCCTGGCTTTTGAATTATTCCATTATTGTCTCCTTTAATATAGCCATTGTCTATAGAAGTTTGTTTATCTTTTTCACTTTGTTTGCCATTCGGGCCTATGCCATTTGGGCCTATGCCATTTGGGCCTATGCCATTTGAGCCTATGCCATTTGGGCCTATGCCATTTGAGCCTATATCACCATTAACAGTTGTATCACCGCTAACAGTTGTATCCCGAACTTGTTGAGATATAGAAGTATCCGTTATTGAGGTTGATTGGTCTATAATATTCGCACCTGTACGTGTTAAACCTTTTTCAAATCCCTTTTCATATGCATTAGAATATCTCTTATTATTATCATTTCTTAAAGGGTCACTATTAACCTTAATAATTGGAGAAAATATGTTACTAGTTCCAGAAGGTTTAAATTGGGCGATATTTGGAATAGTTGGACTTTTAGTATAATCACCTGAACCACCTGAACCACCTGAACCACCTGAACCACCTGAGCCACCTGAACCACCTGAGCCAAAAGTTGCTTTAATCGCTTCTAATTCATTACGCTCCGAACCTATTTTTTGAAATATTTTTTTATTTTCACTTAATAATTTTCTTAAAATAGGTAGTTTGGTAACATCATTATATTGTTCGTTTTTAGAATTAATAATTATATCATCTATATAATCTAATGATTTCTCTATCTTGTCTTTATCCTCGTCAGATAGATTTGGTTTATTTAAAGTATTTAAAATATTTAATAATTCTTCTATAAGTAAACTTACGTCAATTTTATTATCAGTTATTGTAGGACTTATAGTATTTTGTTTATCTATAGGTTCAAGACTATTGGAGGAATCGTCTATAGGTTCAAGACTATTAGAAGAATCATCTATAGGGGCAGGACTATTGGAGGAATCGTCTATAGGTGCAGGACTATTGGATGAATCGTCTATAGGTGCAGGACTATTGGATGAATCGTCTATAGGTGCAGGACTAGGTTCCCCATTATTAAATCCTTCTAATAGATTTCCTTTATTTAAATAAAACATTATTCCTAAAATAAGTATAATACTTATTACACATTTTAGCATCATTTACTAATATATAATATTATAATTATTATTAAATTAAATATTTATTCTAAAAATCTTCACCATTAACTATATATTCTAAATTATCATTACCCATATCTACTAACTTCTCAGTTTCGTGTCTAAAAACAATATTATTTCTATTAAGTTCTTCCATTTCTCTTTCTTTATCTAATCGTTTATCCATATTTTCTTTATAATCATTATGTTCTTTACTTCTTAAAAAACAAGATTTATTTTTTATATATTTTTTAGAATGTCTATTTGGAATAATTTCAAAATAATCAGGATAGAATTTTTCATCAAATTTATCTTTAATGGAAGACATAAAAATAATTAAATCTACAATAACTACTAAATAAAAAACTTCATCTGATTTAAATTGGTTTTTACAAACAATAGTCATTAATAAAATAATTATAGTAGACATAGTTATTAAATTATTAACTGATAACATATAACATATATTTACATTTTATTTTCTTTGGTTCCCATAATTCTATCTGTAATAAATAATCCATAGTTACAATTGAACTTTCTATGGTGTATTATATGCGACTGATTAAATTCTTGAAAACATCCATGAGACATAAAAACAGTCCAAAAAGTCATACCGCCTATCATACACAATATCATATTTTCAGGAATATCAATCATATAAATTGGTAATAATAGTGCCAAAATATTAGAACATACCATTTCGGTAATACTACAATAAATAGAACCTATACCATAAGGATTACTAAATTCATGATGAGTTTTATGTAGAAAATAAAGTTGTTTTGTATGAAATAATCTATGAACTATATATAAAAATATATCTGCAAAAAACATCCATAATATTAAATAAGTAATAGTATGATAATTATAAATATTTTGCTTTATATTTTTAGTTATACATAAGTAATTTTCTATAAAATAAAATACAGGATATGAAATAACTAGATTCCTAATTACTATGGGCAACATTATTATATAATCCTTATAGGGATCTTCATTTTTTTTAGTAGATAATCTAAGGTGGGGTAATACAAAATCAGCAAAAGCACAAAGGGACGAGGTTGTTATAAATGTTGTTAAAAATATGAAATAATACATAGTTATTATAATAAATAAAACTTTAAATTATTTATTCGAAATTTAATAAATTATCTTTAAAATATTCACCCATTAAACACTCATTCATACCATAATCTTTTTTATCTTTAATACAAAAATTTTTTAATAAATCGTTATTCCACCTATAATTATTATATTTTTTACATATATCACTATTTCCGGCTTCTATATAACATTTTTTATTTAAACTGCCATCTTTATCCATTTTCATAATAGTATCTATTTCATTACATTTGGTATCATTTATATATTTTATATGACATTTATCCTTTTTAAATTTTTGTAGTTTATTATTATCTATAAGTTTATTTATCCTTTGGTCGTCGTCACTATTTAATATAAAAATATCTTCTTCTAATATTTTTTTTTTAATAAGTAAATTATTTAAAACTTCTATTTCTGCTATATTTTTAGAATCGTTAGTTACTAATTCTTTAATTTCTATATTAGTTATATCTAAGGTTAGTTGTTTATCTTTTAATTTACTTATTTCTTCGAGTTCTTCTTTATATAAATAGTTTGGAGAGTAATATGTTGGAGTTTCTTCTTTAATATTTAGTTCATTTTCAAAATTACATAATGAATTTTTTAAATTACACGTTTTATTGTTTTCATAGTTATATATATTTATTTTTGATACATCTTTATTTTTTATATTTTTTATATTTTCTATATGTTGTATATTATTAATACCGTGTTGTATATCTTTTTTATCTAAAGGTAATTTTATTAAATGTTTATCTTCTAAATCTAATATATATTTTTGAAATTGTTCAAAATTATCAAATATTTTTGGATTTTCTTCATCTAAAAGTTGTTGAGAATCAATTAAATAAATTTTATTATCGTGATAAAATACTTTATTTGGTTTATACAAATTAACTAAATGTTCAGTGGTTGATAAATTCGTTAATAAATCCTTATAATTAAAAAAATATAAAAAATATAAAAGTATACCAATAATAATAATAAAATAAATAAAGTTTTTTATTATATGGTCATCCATCTTTTAATTATTAGTAATATAAATTATTTAGATAAACTATTTCAAATAATAACTATATTATAGTCTTTATTTGAAATATTAAAAAATTATTTTATTAAGAACCTATTTCATTAAGCACCTATTTCATTAAGCACCTATTTCATTAAGCACCTATTTCCAATGCTCGTCTATTTGCGTCTGGTTCTATAGTTGATTGTAACCAAGGAGAAACCTTTAATTGTGGATTGGCTGGTTCAGATCGTAATTGAAGATTAGAATTTCTTAAACTTTGTCCAACTGTATTAATACCTACGTGGAATCCTGCGTTTAAGAAATTTTGGTCTCCTAAGGAACCTTGTCCACCTGGAGAAGCTTGTGCCCAAGCAGAATTCGCATCTTGTGGGAGTAAATCCTGTGGACTTAAAACATCTTTAGGATAACATTCATTTGGTAATTTATTACCAGTTTCGGTTTCACTATCAGTTCCAACTTCTGGTTCTTCTTGAACAGTTTTGAAAGTTTCATTACTATCTCCATCTCCCTGTGATGCTTGTACTTCTCCAACCTGTTCGTTATTATTTAAAATACTTTCTACATCTTGAGTATTTTCATTAATACCCTCATTTTCAACTACATTTTCATCTGCAAAAAAGTTTTCCTGTTCTAAATTATTTGAATTGTTATAAGAATGTATTAAATAAATAAATACACACGCGGATACCGAAATTAAAACTAATCTCATCATTTCATTATTTCCCATATTTATATATTCTATAAATATAATAATTTTACGAATTTTTATTAATTAATTGATTTATTTAATTAATAAAAATTATTTAATAAAAATTCTATATTTATCTATATTTATCTATATTTATCTATATTTATCTATATTTATCTATATTTATCTATATTTATCTATATTTATCTATATTTATCTATATTTATCTATATTTATCTATATTTATCTATATTTATCTATAT